ATTAACATTACATTATCCTTGGTTCACCGTTTCTATAACTGTCTCTCTTATTTCTTCCATCAGCTAGTTCTTGCAATCCTTTCATAGCTTCATCATAACGTGTTTTATAAAATGTTATTATGTCAGCTTCACCTTTCATAAACGTGTATGCCTCTACTAATGACCCATAAAGCAATACAGACTCTGCATTATCGCCTAACCACGATGTTGCTCCTGTTACTATAGACACTGGATCATAGTAATAATGAAGTTGAACTGTGTAGCCAGAATTTGGCGTAGGAGCTACTATAAAATTGTCGCCATCAAACTGAGCATAATATACAGGCTGACCTGTTGTTGCTGTAGCAGGATACGCTTCTCTAATAAAATTAACGTCTTTAGGCAAAAGAAACGCATAGTTGTCACTGCCATCAATAACAGCAATAGAAAAAGTAGCTAAATGATCTGTTGGCTTTGCTAAAAACCTGTTGCTTGATGTTAATGCAGTAGTAACATTCTTCCTTAATTCTGGGATAAGTATTGATCTATATATTCTTTCTTCTGTTTGTTTAACAAAAGTAGGAATATTACTAACAAATGTTGTTTCTGTATTATCGGTATATTCCTTTATAGAAGCCGTTAACTCTGTGTAGTTCATTTTTTATCCTTGCTCGGTGCGTATATATTATCAAAAATTTGGTTAACATCCAAGACATAATCTAAATCAGACTTAGAGTAATGTATATGTTGAGATGGTTTAAAGTCTGGTGAGCCTTTTCCTGTTTCAAACCATGCAGGATGAGTAACTCTAACTCTGTTATTTGGCAACGCCACTATGTTACCCGTTAATTCCCCTGCATCTAGTAATTCTAAAACATGACTTTGTTTATGTTGAGCAGGATCATCTGCAATTTCACTACCAACATAATCTACAGTAAACATATATTTAGCAGGAAAAAATTTATTACCAACTTTTGCCAACCAAGGACATGGTGTAGCCCTGTCCAAAACATACACTGCGTGGTCAAGGGAGGAACAATCCCACGGTTGTGCATAGTGAACAGGCATGGGCGTTGCCCACTCCTCTACTGGAGTATCTGCTACTAAAGCTGTAATCGGCATTCTAGCCCACATTGC